CGGATCTTCCAATCCCTTTCTAAGTCCAGCGACTGAAAATGATTGGCAAGGTGTTCCTCCAACAAGAAGGTCAATTGAGTCATTTAAATTCCATTCTTTATATTTTGTCATGTCCCCTACATTAGGAACGTTTGGAAAGCGATGTGCTAATACTGCTGATGGAAACGGCTCGATCTCCGAAAAGGCAATCGGTTTCCAGCCAAGGTCGTGCCATGCTACTGTGGCAGCCTCAACCCCAGAGCATACCGATAGATATTTCATAATGCCTCCGAGAGATATTTATCAGCCATCTCTTCGGCTATTGCCTTGATGTGATTGCTATATGAACCTAATACATTTGAGTCAAAGTTATTCCAATCATCAAACACACTAGCATTTGAAGATAGTGCAATCATAAAATCGTACACCATTTCTTGTCTTGTTTTCATACTATTACTCCTCCTTGAAGTATTGATATAAATCTTTTACATCTGTTGCGTCATCTTCCCAGCTATCTTCTACACCATAATCGCCTCTACTAGCACGCATTCTTTGCTCATGGCGAAACCTTGGTTCAATTGCCCACCATGCCAAGGATGCCTCCTTGTACTCAATCCACTCATCATTAAGAATAAATCGTGAATGATTCTCATTTATTAAACGAATAGAATCCAAATAGTCACGATGGGGAATGTATGGATTGCGAAGATTGTCTTTGGTTTTAACGAGTTTAACTAAGTCCCTTGCTCTTATAAATCTACGATAAGCTTTTAATTGTTCTTCAGTTAAATCAAGTTTCATACCCATCATCTCCGAGATGTTCTGTGTTAAAGTTTTCCAAACTAATTGGCTCTTTGTCGAGTATACCATTTAGTTCGGCAATACGCAATGGGGATACATCTAGTTTTTGAGCAAGCTCATGGTAGCTTGGTTCTCTACCCAATTCTTGAGTTAATGTTCTTTCGGTATATCTCATGCGCCGTATCTCTTCAGTTACATTAACTGGTAAACGGATTAGATTCTTGGTATTTGCCACACCCCGATTTACTTCGGTAAGGATCACTTGGCGAGCGTACGATACAAAACGAATGTTGTTAATCGGTTTCCATTTGCGGGCTGCGAGGAGCAATGCCTCGTTGCCAAACCCAATCAGATCCTCCATGTCAACTCCGGAATGCCTCCAGGTTGGGGTATTTTTGATTGTGGTGACGGCAAATCGTAAATTGTGGGTTACCAGCTTTTCCAATGCAAGCTCGTCCCCTGTGGCAATACGATCGGCCAGTACCCGCTCTTCTTCTACGCTGAGCGTTGGTATGCCATATAGCGACCTCATGTAATCTGAGAGTGAATTCTTTCTTGTTTTCAAAAGGGTGCATCTCCGCATAATTGATGAGCGTGTTGCATGATCATCGTTGGTGTTGGATTCTTGGGTTTGGGCAAGACCTTGAGCGTACACCCAGTTCTGAGGTATGGTTCGCATTCTATACGAGATGCAAACTTCCGCACCAGCTCACCATCCTCATAAACCAAGTATCTAAACATTGATCTTACTACCCTCTTTGATTTTCTTTTTAACTGGCACAACGATTTCAAATTGATCGATGGGCAATCGTCTAATTGTACCATTCTTAGGAATAAAATAAACAAAATCGCCTTTAATTTCCCAACAAGCTTTGACCACATCGCCTTTCTCGTTGGTGGCATATGCTTGCAAATACTTAATATTGGCGGTGCAATCCTCGTCTGTTAAGACTGTATACCCGCCAGTTACATTGGGAGTTACCGCCAATGGCTGAGCGAGTGTGCTTGTATGGTATAGAATTAAGGCTATCGCACTAAATGTTTTCATATATTTTCCTTATTAATATCGGTATTTGTTTATGGAACGCAACAATAAATAATAGAATCCATTGGGGTAAAACATAATTATCCCACCCCATATAAACCAAAAAGAAATAACCCAAGATAAACCATCCAATATATTGCAGTATGTTTAGCACTTGCGTTTTTCCTCCGCAAGCATCTGCTCTCTACGCTCTGGTGACGATGCATAGAATTCATTCTCCCATGCCCTCCAGTTTGCAATCGAACCATACTTCTCAATAATCGCTTGGGTTTCATCACATGCTGATTCTCTGCGTTGTGCCTCAAGGTCATAGTCACGATGCACACCTTCGCCACAAGGCAGCGGGTTATTACCTACTCGCCTTGCCTCTTGAATGCCGTTGATTTTTGCTTGTAAGTTCATACTGCCTCCTCAAATTGTTCAATGGTAATACCAATCGAATCACAAAAATCTGATAACAGATCGCCTCTTTCCATTGCGGATAATAACAGATCGCCATTCCCAATAGGTTTATGATTCATAATATATTCTGCGTACTGATCTTCCAAACTCTTGGTTTGTGGTGTTACCAGTTTGGTGATAAAGCTTTCCACGAATTGTTGTTCCCAGTTCATACTGTTTCCTCCTCATCATCTTCACACCACAAATCTAATACATCCTCCCGAAACTCTTCAAGTGTATATTCACCATTTGCTAATTCAGCCAGCAAAATAAGCAAAGACTCTTTACTATCATGATCACTACCGACCCAATGAGCAATCATTCTTTGGGATACTTTTTTCATATTATTCTCCTAAGTGAATAGTTAAAGTTACTGGATTATAAATCTCATTCTCTTCTAACCACAAGTGGCAATCACTTGCAGTTTTAAAGAAAATTTTGTGGTCGAGAACTTGGTCCGAATCCGGATTCCGCTGCGGGAGGTTTTCATTTAGTAATTGCATTTTGATTTTCCTTGTCATTAAATTGAATAAACGCTTTACAACACTTGAGCAACATTTCTGTTGCATCTTCATAATGGACTTCGCCCTCGTCCCATTGTGTATAAATATCATTGACTGAGAAAAACAGATCGTCAATGTTGTAGTCTACAAAATCGTTCATGCTTGCTCCTTTGATAGTCTGGAATACAGTTCATTTACTTTACTGCTCATCTCTTCAAAAAACTCTTTCTTGGTGTCATACCCTACATCTTTATAGGTATGACCTAATGCCAAATCATTAAAATCAAATAACATTTCTGTTACCAGTTCTTCAACATATTTGTTCATTTGATAATGCTCCTATCCCTATAGGGTGTATTTAATTTGTACTCATCGCACTCAATACCATCTGATTCACCAAACATAAACCAATCGGGTTCAAGCTTGCATTGCTTGGTATGCTTTCTTAATGCCACCAATACATTAAAGCGAGCAAGTGCCTCCTCTTGGCTATATGCCTCAAATGAGAAATTGCGACTGTCATAATACGCACGATAGATTTTCATAATCGTTGTACCTCAATATAGCAAAAATTAAACCAAGGATCACGAGTCTTCTCATTGGCATTCATCTCATCACGATAAGCTTGTGCGTCCGCGGCATCGTCAAACTTTTCCATAAACTGGTGATACCGATAGTATCCGTATACCAAGTATCTACACTTCCGTGTGCTTGTCATATTAATCCTCAATAACATAAGTTGGTGAAGTCACTTCTACATAGGTTTCACAAGGTCCAAAGCTAAACTGACGCTCGATGATGGCATTGGTGCAATCCAAACCAAGATAGCAAGCGTTGTTTAATTGACCCTCAAGATCACGCAAATTGACTGTTGGGTTTTCTTCCAAATATTCCGCAATATACTGATCATCAATGTCCACTACCAAATTAAATTTCATAACATTCTCCTTGTTGAAGACTTAATCGTACTGGTACTGCAATAAAAATAAATAGGTAGTTACCCTGGTCCGGGCCTCAGGGTAAACCCCTATTGACTTTCATCCAAAATGTCTTTCTGCATTTCGCCACCCCGATATAAAATCTATACAACTAGCTTTTAAATCGGAAGAGAAAAGCACTTTGTCATTAAGGATTACCTCAAACCCACCACGATGGTCGGTTCGAGGTGCAAGAATAAGATTTGCCATGTCTTCTACTTTCATACATCCACCTCTGCGACCCGCCAATCGTGGGCATTGGAATCCTCCATATAACCCATCTCAACTGCGTATGCCATGTCATCGAGGTGTTCTTGAAGCTCTTTTTCTGCCTCTTCCCTAGTGTCATATAGCTCGTTGTCAATTTCATTAGGTACTTCCCACCCAATGTTAAAAAACAATGCTTCGATTTGATATTTTTTCATGATACCTCCGCATTCAATTC